GCTTTTTTTGACATAGATGCCGCACCACCTTGAATTCTAGCATTAACACATTGTCTTTCCGCTTGTGCCACAAATCCTGAATTATCTTTTATTCTTATATTATCCTTCTGTGCCCTAGCTTTTATATCATCAACTTGCTTCTTAGATTTGCAGTTATATAATTCCGAAGTGTAACGATCAACTAGTCCTGTATTTATATATTTATTAACCCCTGATGTATATAACAAAGGATTAAAGCATACCTTATCTTCGTTACTATATACTTCGTATTTACTTAAATTTATATCTGGAAGTCTTCTCCTCCTACCCCATGCATCTTCTACAAACCCATTCTTCTTAACAAAATTTCTTGTTTCATCAATCCAACTATTTACCTTTGGAAATTCTTTAAAGAACCCTTGTTTAATATTTTCAGCTTCTTTAATATCACACCCAAGTTGTGATGCAATAGATGGAGTAGACATACCATACATAATTCCTAATAACAAACTCTTTACAGAAGTTCTTCTTTTCTTTCCTTCTGGATTTATAGTACCATCAGGTCTAAATTCTCTGTTATCTTCATAGTTATTATGATAAACTTTTGATGCTATAGACGCATACAAGTCTTTTCCTTGTCTGTAGGCATCTATCATGTGTTCATCATTGGAATAATGTGCCAATAGACGTGGTTCTTGTTGAGAATAATCTCCACCAACCATTACGTACCCAGGAGAAGCAGTGAACATCATTCTTATTTCATTATTATGTGATGGTATATTTTGTAGATTAGGGTCGCTTGAGCTAAACCTACCTGTTGCTGCACCATACTGATTAAAATGTGCATGTAATCTTCCATCTTTTTTAGACACACACTCTGGTAATTTGTCTATATATGTATTTATTAATTTTAATAACCCTCTTTCTTCTAGAATTAAATTACATATAGGAAGATTGATTTTCTTTAAAATATCTTCTCCTGTACCTCTTGGTGATTTTTTACTTACAGGCTTTATTTTTAATACATCATATAATAATATTGCTAATTGAGTTGGAGATGATAAATTTACTGGAGATTCTAATTGTTCAGACTTTGATTTACCAAACCCTTTACCCGTAGATTTTGTTGGGTGAAGATTAGCTTCATCTGTTAATCTCCAATCTTCTATCTTTTTATTAAACTTAGATAATTCTACACTTATTTTATTCTGAAGATCATCATATTTTTTATGATATTTTTTACTTAACCTGTTAGAATATTCAGTATCAATACAAACACCAGTTAATTCCATTTCCGCCGCTACAGTTACAATAGGCATTTCAATGTTGATAAATAAACTATATAATTTTTCATTGCCTACTTCTTCAAATTTCTTTTTTTGATATTCATATAATTTATATGTCATGTATGCATCTGTAGCTGAGTATAATGCAAAAACCCCTGGATCTACATATTTATATTCAATATTATCAAATAACTTATCTATTGAATATTTCTCAATTGATGAATCTATCTTATCTATATATTGTTGTTTTAACCCTGCAGAATGTTCATTTTCATTTAATAACTTTGCACCAACCATTGAATCCCAAGTGATGGGAATTTTTACATCACAAGTGCAATAGATAACTTGATAATCAAACTTACCATTATGGGTTAAAACCTTTATGTCTTTTATTCTTTCTAATGCTTCTTTTATATCTTGTTCCGTAACTTGCCAATCTAATCTATTGCTTTCTAAATCAGTATGATTAACAGGAATATAAGCATTCATACATCCTGGAGTATATAAACATAACCCCATCAATTTACAAGTTAAAGGGTCTAAAGAATTATTTGTTTCTGTATCTATTGCAATTATATCATTTTCCCAAGCTTTATCTACATACTCAAATAACTCAGATTTAGACTTGATAACTTGAGTTTGATCTTTATAGATACCAAGAGTTTTATCTACATTTTCATTTATAATGACTAATTTGTCTTTTATTGGTAATTTTTTTGATTTTATATTAGTTGTAGTAGTTTTTGCCTTCTTAGGATTATTAATCTTCTTAATGATTTTATCATTATTATTTTCAATACTTATCCCAAACAAATTAGCTTTTACCATATTACTCCTGCGCTTTCGTTAAAGCCTCAGATAACTCATCATAAAATTCCATATTATAATCTAAGAATTCAAGTTTCCTTCTAAGATGTTCCATACATTCTATAAATTTTCCTTCGTCCTTCTTTAATATAGAACATCTTGATATAACAAAATTTGTATCTTCATTATACAATTCTTTTTTATGAAAGTAAATAAAAGTCATCTCATGATCTGAAAAAATTTCATCAGCAACATATTCATCACAATCTATATAGCAATATGAAACAATGAAAGGTATTCGTGTCCTTACTCTTATATAATTTTTAAGTTTCATTAAATATTCACCCCATACAAATATACCAGCCAATTAAGGCTGGTATATTTATTGTTAACGATTATTAGTAGTAACGAGTTGGTCTTTCAAGTCCTTGACCTGTTGGTGGAACAGTAGGGTCTTGAACTTGATTAGCTGGCATTTGATTTGGTGTTGAATATCCACTATTAGGAGTTGGTGCTGAATAACCATTATTAGGAGGTGCACCGTACACGTTACCAGCTACATTACCATAGTTGTTATTCTGTGGATAATTAGATGGGGCTGTATTCTGAGGTGGCTGACTCTGATTAGGAGTTTTTTCAGGAAATGCACCTGTTCTCATAAACTCGATAATCTCTTCTGCGTTCTTATCCATAACCATTCTTCCAAGTACTGAGAAGTCTTCAAATGCATCTTCTGGAATTGGATAATTGGTCTCATTAAATTCCTGAGGATTCAGGTTTGGTACAATATCATAAGTAGTATTCTTACCCGTACCATGTCTAATAATCTTACACATGATGTGTGACAGTGGTCCATAATTCTCAAGAAAACTTTTAATTCTCGGTGCAAAGACTGAAGCAACACGATCCCATACAACTGCTTTAGCTTCTTTTGTTGTTGGATCATACTGAATCATTCTGATGAATACTTTCTGTCTAATTTTTTCTCCAGCTGCACACAATGGACACATATCCAATGGATCTCTTGGATCTCTAAGACAATTAACCTGTCTGTTGGGGAACGAACTCGCCCCAACTGTAATCGGATGAACAGTCATGATTTCCAAGTCTGACATAGAATCACACATAATTCTTACAATAGCTTCTTCACCATCATGCTTGAGGGAAAAGAATCCAACTGAAAAATTTCCATCCTCTGAATAACTAATTTGATCTGCATTAATGTAAGCCATAATTTTTTCTCCTTTTGATTAAATCTTTCTTTTTACATTTAGGCTTTAACTTATTACGTTGTAATTATAATACATCTTAAGACATTTGTAAATACTTATTTTAAATTTATTTTTAAAAAGTATACTTATCAAAATGTTCTAAGTTATCGAACTCTGCTTTAGATAAATCATTAACATCTTTGCCCTGTGGCAATTGAATAATATCTATAACAACATCATCTGGCATATTCTTAATAAACCTTAATATACCATGTCTACCTGCTAAATCCCCATCTAAACATAAATGATATATTCTTATACCAGACTTTTTTAATCTATTATAAGATTTTTTACCCCCTGTACCAAATAATGCTATAGATGGATATCCAAATCCCCATAAAGTTAATGCATCTATTTGAGATTCAACTACATATACTTCATTTATATTCTGCTTTATTACATAGTTAAGAAGATATATAGGTAAATCTATACCTTCAGGAATATAGAAGTTTTTAGACTTTACACTTCTTTCTGTAATTCCTACTAGATTATCATGTTCATCCCAAACAGGAAATGTAATTGAGTCTGTATCTTCATTCCATCCAACCATAAACTTCTTAATTACTTCCGGGGATATATTTCTTTTAAGAAGATACGGATGAATATATTTATACTTATCTAAGATACTTTCATCAATATATTTAGTATCATCTTTTTTATCTAATTGTATATCAGTTAGATCTAATGACTCTATACTAAAAGTCTCAGAAAAATTATCGACTAACCATTGCTTTGCTTCTTCAATAGTACAACCAAAACATTTACTTACAAGAACATATAATTGACCTTGTTCATAGCATGTAAAGCATTTAAAAAATCCAAATGGAACTTCATCACTATCAGTCCTATTGTATACAAAACAAGAAGGATGTTTTTCATTGCCATCTTTATGAAAAGGACAAGTTATTGCAATATTATCTCCAGTTTGTCTAATATCATGAAGATATAGGTTATTAGATGAGTCTCTTACTGCTTCTAATATAGTTTTTAAATTTGAATCTATGATATGATTATTTATTATCAGGTTCATAATCTGAAAACTGTTCAAACCCTCCAAGTTTCTTATAAATATTTAGAATGTTATATACATACAATAGTGAATCAACTTCACTATCATTTCTTATAGAATCTAAAAAATGAAATTCAATAAAATCTTTTAACGACGTTTCTTCACTATCATTTATCTGTATCATGTTCTGTACCTCCGTTAGTAATAACCTCAACCATTTTATCACGTAAGTTTACAACAATATTTTTCTTTGAATACATAATATCATCTTCTAAAGTTGATATGTTAAATCTAATTATATAAGGTTCTTCAATATTTTTTCAGTACATTCTTCAGCATCAAC